CCATCAGGCAAACCAGTGTGGCCAGGATACTGGAAACTAGAAGAGTTAGAAGCGGTGAAAGCATCTGTAGCTATTACCAAATGGAACGCACAATATCAACAAAATCCAACAGCTGCTGAAGGATCAATTATAAAACGTGAGTGGTGGCAAACTTGGGAAAAAGATGATTTGCCTCCGCTTATGCATGTTATACAAAGTTATGACACGGCATTTATGAAAAAAGAAACAGCCGATTACAGCGCTATAACTACGTGGGGTGTGTTTCAAAAGGACGAAGACAGCGCTCCAATGCTTATGTTAATTGACATGGTTAAGGATAGGTACGAATTTCCAGAATTACGTAAAATTGCAAAAGAGCAATACGATTATTGGAAACCAGAAACAGTAATTGTAGAGGCCAAAGCGTCAGGATTGCCGTTAACGTATGAATTGCGCAAATTAGGTATACCCGTTATTAACTTTACACCTAGTAAAGGAAATGATAAACATACCAGAATAAACTCTGTTGCACCTTTATTTGAATCTGGTATGATTTGGGCACCGGAAACAAAGTGGGCAGAGGAAGTGATTGAGGAATGCGCTGCATTTCCATTAGGCGAACACGACGACTTAGTGGATAGTATGACTCAAGCGGTAATGAGATTTAGACAAGGTGGTTTTGTAGAACATCCCGACGATTACGAAGATGAGCCTTTACCACAACAACAAAGGACGTATTATTAATGTCAAAAGTAAACCTATTAAAAGGACTTGCCTCGCTGTTTAAAAGCAAAGGTAAAGAAGTTGGCAAAACAACTCTTCCAGATACAACTAGCAATGTACAAAACGTATTTTCAAGAAATTTAATTGATGAGTTTGGAGCAGACGAAGTTAGCGAAGCTCTTAGAATTATAGACAAAGCAGACGCAGACCCACAATTATCAAAACTGTTTTATAGAGAAGGCGAGTCAAAGATGGACGAGTTAGTTAATCTCCTCGAGTCGCGATACATGAGCAGCGATAGATTGCAAACACACCCTCTTCATTTTAAAAGACGCGGATCGGGGTCCGCGGATCGTTATGCTACAGTAAATGACAGCGGATCGAGGCTCGTGGATTTACCAGGTGGACCAGGCGATAAAGTTCTTTATGGTAAATTTTATGGAGACATGAGCAAGACAACGTTAAGAGGTGGTAAAAAAGTCTATGACAAATCACCAGGCATTCTTGACGAAGGCACAAAATTATCTGACGAAGGTCAAACTATAGAAGGTGTTGCAAAAGCAGTTGACGATGATCTTTTATTAGATCCGGAATTATTTAAGGAAGGACAAAAAGCAGTTAAAGATTTACAAAAAGCAGGAGTCATGGACGAAACTGGAGGAATACCGGTTGGAAAAGTAATGGATGACATGATAGCAGAAACTATAAACCCAGAAGATGCCATACTTAAAAACATGAAAAGTATGGAGAGACAAGCCAAAGAGATGCAAAAACAAACAGAAGCCATGGCAGAGTTTACAAAAAGAGATCAACAACAGTTAACAGGAGCGATAGACACTTTTAACAGAATGCTAGACGCTGGCGACGACCCTGCAGAAGCACTACAGTTTTTAAAAGACACTATGAAGAGAACAAAGAATGCCAGTGGCGGACGTGTAGGTATGTTTTTAGGTGGCCCTTTAATTGGTAAAGGTATTATGGAAGCAGCCAAACTTGCACAAAAGGGAATAAAACCTTTTGGTCAAAAACAAACTTACAAACAAAATGTAAAAACAGTTGGCATGGATAAATTCCAAGAAGGAATGAAAAAACAATTTGATATAGAGTTATATAAAATAGATAAAGTTAGAGGGGGTAACCCTGAAGAAGAGTTATTTGATCTGTACGAAGACATTGTAGCTGGAAAACGCTATAGCATGCTACCCGAAGCAACAAAAAGTAAAATGATATCTCAAATAGAAGACTCTATGAAAGCTATGGAAGTTGATGGCGGTGATTATCAAAACTTTAGAAGATATTTACAAGACCAATATGGTTTTGCAGACCCTACTGGTATTGCCAGTGGGCCTGGAATAGACAGGTTTCCAAATTTCCCTGCAGGAACAGGATTGGAAGCACTTCAAAAAGGCATCGATAAAGGGCAGATTAAAACAATGAAAGCAGATGATTTAATGAAAGCTTTAAAAAACATTGAAGACAGAGAGTCTGGCGCAAATGTAATACCATTTAAACCAAGAGAGAAAAAGGCTTACGGTGGTATATCAGGATTGCTTAAAAATTTGTTAATGAAAGGCGGCATGAAAGCAGCTGATAAAATTGCAGATAAAAAACAAATACAAAATGTAATTAGAAATCCAAACACAGACCTGGAAAGAATTTATAAAGACAGACCTAGCACAGGGACAACAGCTACTCCAAGAGACAGAATGACTATCGATGAGATTAGAGATATGATACAAAACGATCCAAGATATAATAAACTAACTGCCGCACAAATGGATGATGTGGTAGTTAAAGAAACTATTCGTGCAGATTTTGCATACAACAAAGGAATAAAACCAGAAGAAGTTGACGACGATATTGTAGAAATGTTATTTATGGAAAACTATCAAAACAGATTTGGTTTTCAAGTAGGGGGTGTTGCTAACCCTAATCTTAGAAAGGGTGCTGATAACCCCAATCTTAGACAAGGCATGCTACCAGAAGAGATTGAAGAAGAAAAAAAATTATTAGAAGCACAATTAATGGACCCTTCTTATAACAGCGTAACAGGTGAATATTCTGTCGGTGGTGGTTTAAAAATAGGTCCTTTACAATTAGAAGCTATGGCACGAGGCATGGAGGGTATTGACCCTATTATGCAATACGAAGGTAGTTTAGATTTAGGTAATGATCTTATGTTAAAAGGAGGTTATTATGATGATGCAATTATGGAGCAAGGTATGATGTCACCAGATGATGAGATGAGACTTTCTTTAACTAAAAGTTTTGCAAACGGTGGTACAGTGCCACCACAAAAAGGTCCGATGTCAAAAGGCATGGGAACATTATATAGGAGTAAATAATGGCTGTAGATAAAGCACTAGAAGATCAAATAAAAGTACCGAAGACAGTTTACGATGAAGAAGTAGAAATGGCAGCAGAAGAACCTGTTAACACTGATGACATCAACGTAGAAATGACAGAAGATGGCGGAGCAGAAATAGATTTTGATCCAATGGCTGAAGCGATGGCAGGCGGGCAACAACACGATGCTAACTTAGCAGATTTTTTAGACGAAAACATATTATCAGAAATTGCATCTGACTTAGAAAATAATTATGACGAATATAAAAGTTCTCGGTCCGAGTGGGAAGATACGTACACCAAAGGTTTAGACTTACTAGGATTTAAATACGAAAACAGATCAGACCCTTTCCAAGGTGCATCTGGTGCTACACACCCTGTTCTTGCAGAAGCTGTTACACAATTTCAATCACTAGCTTATAAAGAATTACTACCTGCAGATGGTCCGGTTAGAACTAAGATTGTTGGCATGGTTGATGACACACGAGAAAAACAAGCAGACCGTGTAAAAGATTTTATGAACTACGAATTAATGTGTGAGATGAAAGAGTACGAGCCTGAGTTTGACCAGATGTTATTTAACTTACCGTTGTCAGGTTCTACATTTAAAAAAGTTTATTATGATGCAGCTCTTGGAAGATGTGTTTCTAAGTTTGTACCCGCAGAAGATTTAGTTGTACCTTACAATGCAACATCACTAGACGACGCTGATACAATTATTCATACAATTAAAATGTCAGCTAACGAATTAAGAAGACAACAGATAGCAGGTTTTTATTCTGACATTGATGTTGGTGATGGAGAAGCAAGTAACATTGAAGATGTTCGTGAAAAAAAAGATGACATACAAGGAACGTCAAGAACAGGCATTGAAGAAATACATACACTATTAGAGTGTCATGTTGATTTAGATATAGAAGGGTTTGAAGATATGAACCCACAAACAGGAGAACCAACAGGACTTAAACTTCCATACATCGTCACTATTGAAGAGGACAGCAGTACTGTTCTTGCAATCAGACGTAATTTTGTACCAAATGATCAAGCAAAAAGAAGAAAAGATTATTTTGTACATTTCAAATTTCTACCAGGACTCGGGTTTTACGGGTTCGGCTTAATCCACATGATCGGCGGTCTATCAAGAACTGCCACAGCTGCGTTGAGACAACTTCTCGATGCCGGCACCTTGTCGAATTTACCGGCCGGATTCAAAATGCGAGGCATCAGAGTCAGAGACGAAGCTCAACCGTTGCAGCCGGGCGAGTTTCGTGACGTTGATGCACCTGGTGGAAATCTTAAAGATGCATTTATGCCTTTACCGTTTAACGGTCCGAATGCCACGCTTCTACAATTATTAAGTTCTGTTGTAGAATCAGGTCAGCGGTTCGCGAGCATTGCTGATATGCAAGTGGGTGATGGTAATCAATCGGCAGCCGTGGGCACTACTGTGGCGCTCTTGGAACGCGGATCGAGGGTTATGTCAGCGATACATAAAAGATTATATGCATCCATGAAACAAGAATTTATGTTACTTGCAAAATGTTTTGTAACATACTTACCACCTGCTTATCCATACGACATTGTCGGTGGACAAAGACAAATATTCCAATCAGACTTTGACGACAGAGTTGATATTGTACCTGTAGCTGATCCAAACATATTCTCACAAACGCAAAGAATTACAGTTGCACAATCAGAACTACAATTGGCTATGTCAAATCCACAAATGCACAACATTTATCATGCATACAAACATATGTACGAGGCACTTGGTGTTAAAGATATTGATACTTTGTTACCTCCACCAATGCCACCGCAGCCACTAGACCCTGCAACAGAAAATGTTATGGCATTAGGCGGTAAAAAATTTCAAGCGTTCCCAAAACAAGACCACCAAGCGCACATGAAAGCGCATTTAAGGTTTATGGGCACTACAATTTGTAGAAATAATCCAAAAGCACTTGCTTCATTGCAAACTAACTGCATGCAGCACATACAATTGATGGCTAATGAGCAAGTTGAGATGGAATTTGCAGAAGAAATACAAAAAATGAACGCATTACAGCAACAATTACAGCAATTACAGATGCAAATGCAGAATGACCCTCAAGCAATGCAGCAAATGCAGCAAAATCCACAAATGCAGAACATACAAAAGGTAATGCAAGAAGAAACACAGAAAATGGAAGCTAGAAAAGCTGTTTTAATAGCAGAATTTATGGATGATTTTGCAGCAGCTGAAAAAGAAATCTTGAATAACATAGAAAATGATCCATTATTGAAACTTAAAGATAGAGAACTTGATCTTAAAGCCAGAGATAATCAAAGAAAAGAAGAAGAGGGCGAAGATAAGTTAAATCTTGATCGTGCCAAGATGTTACAAGCAAAAGAACTTGCTGAAGATAAAATGGAACAAAATGACGATCATCAAAAACTTAGAGCTAGCGTTTCACTAGCAAAAGATGGTATAAAGAATATGCAAGCAACTATTAAGTCAGGGGAAATATAGATGAACACATCTGATATGGCAGGTATTTTAGGTCTACTCATCGGAGGAGGCGCTGGCTACTTTGGTGGTAAACGACGTGCTACTAGAGAAGAAGAAATGCTTGATAAATTTTTAGCTACACAAGCAGATGATGTTGATCCTGTTGAAGATCTTGTTGCTAGTATAACAACAGGTGGTGATGATGGTAGTTATATTGGACATCCCGGTAGAGAAACTATGGCTATGAACCCATATGCCCTAGGACAAGGTGATACAAATTTAGTTCCTAAAGAAGAAGAACAAGGTCTTTTTCCTACTATTTATGATTATTTTTTTCCTGATGTAAATGAAATAACATCAAATCCTTACGACGACACCATTTTTAACGAGGGAGGAATTGTTCCAAAGAGAGGTTTAGTAGATGAGCCAGGTGGTTATGCGGGAGAAAAAATGTCATACAAAGATAGACTAAAAAAAATTGCAAACCCCTTTGCCCTAGAAGGGATGTTAGCTTATCCTACCATGTATAATGCATTAGATTATGGCGCTTCTTTACTTCCAGGCATAACTGGTTTATTTAATGAAGGCGGCCGAGTTGGTATGCAAGTTGGTGGCGTACCTAATCCATATGCTAATTTAGGTTATTCTTTTCAAAATAATATTTTTAGTCCGACAGGCATGACAGCTGCACCAGGGGGACAACTTACTTCTATGGGTACAAACACTGGATTTCAAACTTTTCAAGATGGTCTTACAAACACTTTACCTATACCAGAAACACAAACAGCACCTAATCCAATGCAAACTCCAGTTCCAATTTTACCTCCCGTTGAACGTGGTGGATATGGAGCAGACTTGAGAGAGCAACAAAGACAGGCTCAGATGCAATCTAGCTATGACGTTAATCCTGATGGCACTGTAACATATACACCTTCTCCACTCAGACAATCTTTTGGCTTTGATACATTTACAGCGGATCCTTTTAATTTAGACAGCCGCGAAGATTTAGGGCTACCTGGATTTGCAGAAGGTGAAAATGATTATGGTTTTACAAACAACCTCGGCATGACTGATGAGTATGGAAGACTTAGACAAATACAACCTGCACAACTAGCCATGATGGGTATTACAGGTTTAGTTGATGAAGTAAGAGATTTTAGTATTCCTGGCCTGCTTGAAAATTTATTTGATACAACTAAAAATTTCTTTAAGACTAAAGAAGAAAAACAAGCTTTAGAAGATGCCAAAAAAGCAGCAGAGTTAGATGCAAAACAAACGTTCCAAGGCACAAAATATGAAACGATAGCTCAAAAACAACAAGCAATGGACGATTTTGCAGCAGCGGAAGAAGCAAAATATCAAGCAGAACAACAAAGAATAGCTGAAGAAGAAGCAGCGAAGCAAGCAAAAATTCAAGCAGAGATAGATGCAGCAAATCAAAAAGCAGCAGCAGAAGTTAAAGCAAAACAAATGGCAGATGCAAGAGCCGCTAGACAAGCTGCCTCTACAGCAGCTGCTCGTGATCAAAGAGTTAGAGATTCACAAAAAGCATTGAACGATAGAGTTCGACAGTTTAATAGCAATCCTTCTAATCAAAGAGCAGGATTAGGAATGACTGCGTCCGGAGACACTTATTCTACTAGAAGTTTCAGTCAAAAACAAAGAGACAGAAACAGACAGAACAACAGAAGCGTTGGAAGAAAAGCAAGTGCAGGAGATCGAGGCAGAGCCGCTAGAGGCAAAACAGGAGGAGGTTTCTGTTTTGATCCTAGCACTCTTGTACAAATGTTTGATGGATCAGAAAAAAGAATTAAAG